CGTCACCGTACCCCACGAGGCCGTCGGAGTCGGAAACGTGATCGCCACGTTGTTGCTCGTGGTGCCGCTCGTTCCGGACGACGCAGTCGTCGAAGCAGCGGCCTGCGTGCCCGCCCAGTTGGTAAGCGACGGGGCGAGGTCTTGACGCGCATAGGCGTTGCCAGACACCTCGGTGCCACCGCCCGTGTCGGACGGAGCCGCGGTGAGCAGCCCAACGTGGAGGCCAGCCGGGAAGGTGTACGCCTGCCCGCGGAACAGCTGGTCGATCAGCTTGTTCTCAAGATAGTCGGTCATTGCAGCCATGGTTGTTTCTCCTTAAGCAATTTGTTCACGGACAAGGAACTTCAGCCGGTCGTAGAGCGTCTGCTTTTCGCCGTCGAAGTTGATTTCTACTTCGCCTTCGTAATACCCCGGGTCGACGTTCAGCGTGGCCCCCGGAAAGTTGAACATCACTTCGCCGCTCGCACCTCCGTTCAGTTTGGTGACAGGGATGGTGGTTAGCACCGCCTCCGCTGTCACGCTGCGGAAGTGGATGGACACGGTGGTGTCTGCGTCGCTTACGTCGAGAGCTGTCCCGTCTGACTTGGTGAGCGTGAGTTTGATGTACGGGCGGTTATCGCCACGCACGAGTTTGATTTCTTCAGCCATTGCTGTTCTCCCCGTCGGTAGGCAGCGCCTCCGGCACGACAGGCGTCGCCTGCTCGTCGGTCGGCGTCGCTTCCATATCTGGCACGAAGTCGTCGCCCATAGATTCCTCTGGGGCGAGCGGCAAGCCAGCCGCCTGCCGCAGGTGGTTCTCTAGTTCGCGGTCGGGGAACAGCGTTGCGCCCGACGCAGTGAGCTTGCTGACAAACTCGCCCAGCGCAGTCAGGTCCGGCTTTTCCAGATCGCCCGGGACCAGCGACGGCATGACCTCGTGGTCCATCCCGTTGAGCTTCCAGAGCCGCGGCAGCAGGTGACGGTTGAACACCTCGGCGATGCCTTTGGTGTACGCGCCGACTGCGGTGGCGAAGATTTCTGTCTTGTTCGACGACAGCGCGAAACTGCCTGTCGATCCCTGCCCAAGGAAAATGAAATCAGCGAGGACGCTGGTCGCAATCGCCTTGTTGTAGCGTTCGATGACTTTGCTGGTGTCGAACTGGCGGGAGCCGCCCGTCGACAGCAGTTTGATTTCGAACATCAGGTTCCCGCTGCTATCACGCGTCGACGGAAGGACCAAGCCTTCGTGCGTGTCGCGCTTGATGCTGCGGATCAGCCGCTTGTATTCCTCGGCGACCTGCCGGTCGAGCTTGTCCGCGCCCTGCATCAGGTAGTTGGACGGGATGTAGGCAATCGGCAGACCTGCGAGATCGCGCTCCAAGCCAATCGCCTCGACCTCTTCGATGCGCTTTTTGAAGAACCACGGGCGGTACGCGTTGCGTAGCACGCTGCGGCCCTCCGGGTTGTTGCGCTCCTCGGAGGTGCGGAACAGCAGCAGCTTTTCGATAGGGATGCAGACCATGCCGCGGTCGTACGGCTGCTGCCAGAGACCGACGATGCTGCCGTCGTCCTTGTCCATCTCCCACTTGGGGATCGTGTTCTGGGCACGGAGCGACAGCGACCGGATACCAATCTTGCGGTCGTTGTAGACGCTACGTCCGGTCGGGTCCGTCGAGTCCGAGCCGAGGCGACGCTTCCAGATGATCTCCATCGGCGCATAGCCGTAGGTGAACATCGAGCAGACCTCGGTGATGACGGAGTTCCACGACACGCTCATGTCGTGCATGACCTCCTCGACGAACTGCTTCGCGCCTTCGGCCTCCGGCGAGTCGTCGGTTGCCTGCACGCGCCACTCGACCTGTCTTATCAGCATCGTGATTGCGAACAGCACCGCGCCGACAATCGGATCGTTGTCAGCCATCTCGCGGTAGATGCGCGAGCCGTTGAGACCGCGCAGGTCGCGCTCGGCCTCCTCTTGGACATACCCGCCGTACGCACGCAGACCCGACGTGCCGATGACACTCGGGTCGTACTTCAGCGGTTCTCGGTTTTCTTCTGCCATCAGTATTCTCCTCGCTCATCGGCGCTGACCCACGGACTGATCCGTGACAGGCCGTCTGGACGCGCATACGCCAAATCGGGCGCAGCAGCGCGGTACTGTTGCCACGCAAGTGCCAACGCCACGACGCAGTCGTCGTGTAGCCCTTCCGGTGCGTTGTAGGTCGCGCCGGTACGGGTGTACCTGTACTCAAAGCTTTCCAGTTCCGACCGGAGAATCCCGTCGGGGATGCGAAGCTGACGTTGCTGGATGGCGAGGACTAGCCCCTCCATCAGCTGCTGCTTCGACTGCGAGGTGAATTTGAAGCCGCTGACGTTGTGTCGCTTGGACTGCAGGCGCTCGACAATGGGGTCGCCTACACCCGTGGAGTCTACCAGTGTCGGCACGTTTCCGATAAGGGACAAGATACGTCCCTCGGTCGTTTCCCACGTTCCCTGCCAACGCTCAAACCCGCAGACCGCGCCGCGGCGATCTAGCCCAACGACCACGGTCCAGTCATGCGACTTGGCGAGGTCGATGCCCACCGCGACGGGCCGGTCCTCGGAGATCGTTCCGACGCAGCCCGCGATGTGGTGAATCCCGAATGGGTTCCCTTGGTCGTCCGACGGTTCGGCGAGGTATAGCTCCTTGAACACCGCCTCGGGGAGGATGCGCTTGGCGTCCTCGACCTCTGCGGCGTCCAGCACCCCGCCAGCCACGGCGTCGTAGGCCGTCAGCTTGGCGTAGTGGTAGCCCGCGTCGCCGGACTCGGCCCGCCGTGCGATCCGGTAGTGCCAGTTCGTGCGGCCCTTTACGTTTCCGATGATCCGGACCGGACCCTTGGTCGCGGTCAGGGTGGAGCGGACGGCAATCCACGAGTCCTCCCGGCAGCGCGACGCCTCGTCAATGACGGCGGCGTAGACGTCTTCACCGTAGAGGTTGTCTGGCTTTTCTGCGGTCTTGAACCAGATCGTGGACATAGGCGCGAGCAAACGGATGGTGAGTTCGGACTCGTTTGCAAGATAACTACCGACGGGCAATCCCGCCTTGATGCGCCGAAAGGCGATCTTGGCCTGCGGATATACCGGGGCCACCCACCAGAAGTTGCGGTTCATGCCGCCGTTGAGGACCGCCTGCTCGACCAGCCACGCCATGCAGCCGACGGTCTTGCCCGCCTTGGTGCTGGCCTCGACCACGCCGTATCGCGCCGCGCAGAAGATCGCCCGCTCTTGTGCGTCGTACAGCCACGGACGGATGTACTCGCCTTGAATGGGTTCTAGCTTCCGCGCCGCGCCCATCAGTTAACCATCGGGCGGTCGCCCAATCGCAGGGTGAAGCGGACCGGTCCCGCGGACTCCATCACCGCGGTCGCCTCGGCAGCGCGGTCGTTGTAACCGCCCTTCGACTTGAGCAGGAATATCGACGCCGTGAGCGCCGCCTTGATGTCCTGCTGCTGCGACGCGATCCGATACAGGTTCGCGGAGACGCGGGACAACATCCGGAGCTTCCCTTGCTCCAGTTCGTCGGCGTAGTGGACCCGGAGTGTCTTGGCGTCGATCCCCACCAGCTGCGCCGTCTGCTCGTGTGTCATGTCGTTGAGCATCGCCAGTTCCACGAGGTTCCGGGTTTGGGGGGTCGGGGCGTGCTTGTTCGCCGGTCCCTTTTTTTCAACGGGGGAAGGGGCAGGGGGGGCGGCTACCGGGGCCACGGGGGCGGTAACGGCGGCAGCCGGGGCCGGTGGCGGGGTAGGGGCGGGGGTTCGGGCTTTCTTCGGCATAGGGGTTATCGCCAAGTTGATATTGAGGACTTGCAAAGCCCCGGAAACCGAGCAACATTGTCACCACGGTGATACCAGAGGGCAAAGGGCGGGTTCGGGGCCATACGGAGGCTCATGCCGGTGAGAACGGATACCGCCAAGCGATACAGGAATTCGGGGGTTAGTTCAATCACCGGGGCCATTCCCCCAGCCCCACTTTTTCGGAGGAAGCGATATGACGGCGTTGCAGAAGGTATTTCTACCCAAGGGCGGGTTTGAGGCGATTCAGGCGGTGGTGGGCAAGATGGCGGCGCAGAAGGCCGCGACCATGCCCACGAAGCCGCCGCGCTCGACCCTGCTCTCACAGGCGCGACAGGCGGTGGCTGGGGGCAGCCTCCCGCCGGAGTTGGAGTTCAACAGCGAACGGAATTACAGCTACAACACCCACGCGAAGGCGCTTCACCAGCTGGCTCGTGCTGGTGACGTCGCCGGTCTTGCTGCTTACCCGCTCAAGGGGAGCAACACCTACGCCCGGGCGCTGATCGGCTACCGCGACTTGCTGCTGTCCCATCTCAATGCTGCCAAGGTTTCGGGGCTGGCGAACCTCGCCGCCCAGTCGAACGTAGCGAAGGCGACGAAGCAGACCGCGCCGCAGAACGCTCCCGCCATGAACGCCAAGAAGGCGACGCCAAATGCGAAGAAGGCGACCGCGAGTGCGGTGAGCCGGACGACGAAGGCGAAGAAGGCTTCCAAGTAGCGCATGGTTGGTCCGAGGTTGGTTTTTGGTTAAGCAACCGGTGGCGTATCGAATCTAGTGTTGACAGGATTCGGCACGCCACCGACGCTCTTGGGCGAGGAGTTGAGATGGCGAGTATCTGGGTGCAAGAAAAAGGTCAGAAGGAGCCGCAGAAGGTGCGCGGCTACCTCGACGCGGGTGAGGCCAAGAAGATTATCCGGTCGATGGTCCGGCGCTGGGCGGGACCGGTCGTTGAGGCGCAAGCCTACGACTACCTGCTGTTCCGCGATGAGGTCGCCTACCTGCAGGGCAAACCGTGTGGGAACATCTTCGTGGAATTCTTCAGCCCGCCGTCGCAGCCCGAGCGCGGGCAGCCGGTACGCCCGACCGTCAAGAGCCGCGACTGATCTCACGCCGCCTTGCGGGCGCTGCCGAGTTCGGCAAACGTGCGCCCGTCCGATTCCAGCGTGGCCTGTTTCCCGGTGAACTCCTGCCACCGCTGCACAATCACATCGACGTACTTCGGGTCCAGTTCCATGAGGCGGGCCACGCGCCCGTTCTTTTCCGCAGCGATCAGCGTGGTCCCCGACCCGCCAAAGTTGTCCAGCACGATGTCGCCGCCCTTGGTGTTGTTGAGTAGCTGATACTCAAAGAGGGCCACCGGCTTCATCGTCGGGTGCGACTCGTTGCGCGAGGGGCGGTCGAAGTCGAGGATGGTCGTCTGCTTGCGGTCCGCAGCCCAGAGGTGCGCCGCGCCTTCCTTCCACCCGTAGAGACACGGCTCGTGCTGCCAGTGGTAGTCCTGACGGCCCATGACCATGTGGTTCTTGCGCCAGATGAGGCATTGGCGCACGGTCCAGTTCGCGTCCTTACACGCGCCGCGGAAGTTGTAGCCCTCCGAGTCCGCGTGCCAGATGTAGAACACCGCGCCAGCCTTCATCACGGTGTCGGCAGAGACAAAGGCGTCGCGCAAGAAGTCGCGGAAGGACTGGTCGTCCATGCTGTCGTTCTTGATCGTGAGCGCGTCTTTCGTCTTGCCGGTGTACGCGACGTTGTAGGGCGGGTCGGTCAAGAGCATATCGACGGCCTGCCCAGCGCAAAGCTTGTCGACCGCCGTCTGCTCCAAGCTGCTGCCGCACATGACGCGATGCGGACCGCACACCCATACGTCGCCGAGCTTGGTGATCGGCTCGACCGGCACCTCCGGCGTATCGTCTGGGTCGGTTAGTCCCTCCGTCCCCGCGGGG